TTATGCGGCAGATTCAGACATATTATCTTTCTTGGTCTTGCGTTTTATAATCCATTTACCAAAGTTCATGCCAGGAACTTCTATGTATTTGTAAGTGATGCTGGATGCAATAACTGTTAAGCCACAAGCCACAAATGCAGCGATGAGAAACTTAACTACAGGACTAACACCAATTTGATTAATATATACAAACACATGCGTGCTTTCGAGTAAATAGAGTACGATACCATGCATTAAATAAATGCTATAACTTGCTTTACCTAAGAATCTGGTAAATCTAGTGTTTATGAGAGATGGCATCCCGATGATCGAAACGGAAATCATGCCAATCCAGATCAATGAGTAAAACAGGTACATATTTACAGGGTAATCTTTAAGGCTAAAGTAATAAATAAGCAACGCAAACATCACGGTCAGCGCTATACCACTTACCATTCCAGCGTTGTTGCCCACTACCCCCCTGGCCTTTCTTAATTCAGGAAGCCATAAATATACAGCGATACCAGAGATAAAGAAAACCATATGGTTCAGGATGTTCATATAGACTTCAATACCAGTAGCGCCTGGTGCAAGTGCAATATTTGATGATACGAATATCGATATAAGCCATAGTATAGCTATGAGCTTTTTATGGTTACATAGAACAAATATAACTGGATAAAGAAGATAGAACACCCATTCAATACTCAAAGACCAGCCCGCCCATACAATACCATTCTGCATTTTTGGAACAAGATTGAACAGGAACGTACCTGACATTAACAATTCAAATAAAGAAGGAAGGTGGTTGAATGCATTGAATATAATCACACCTTCAACAAGCATTGCGAAGTAAAACAATGGTGCAAGCCTAAAAAAGCGCTTAATAAAGAATGCTTTAAAATCTGACTTGTTTATGAACTCATCATTGTATGTATATGCAATAGAGAATGCGCTGATCGCAAAAAATAATGTCACACTTGCTGTAAATCTACTGCCAATTTGCGAAACGACAGGGCCGAAATCAATACCTGATTGTGCGATAAGGTGCACAATTATCACTGATATCGCGGCAAACCCGCGTAATATATCTGGCCCTATAATTCGTTCTTTGCTTGTTGATTGCATGATAATTCGCCAAAAATATAGATAACAACATCACATCCAGCGATGCCAACCGTAAAGTGGAAACAAATATACAGGGTTTACCGTGGCATTTCTCGATCTTTTTGGCGGCATAATTTTTGATGACAGGCGTCCCTGCCATGTCGGTTTGCCAGTTAGTCTGGAAGGGAGTAGTGAATGTTCCCGAAGAAGATATAGCGTGATGTAGATGGCACGCCACGAACAGCAATGCTCCCTGTTGTGTCTATCCTAGCAGTTGCCACACTGGTCAGGAATACTCCAGATACATCCTGGCAGGTTACTGGTATATACCGCTGCTCAGTAGGCGCATAAGCCTGCGGAAGTTGTAAAATAATGGTGTTGTCCGGAACTGGTGCTGGGGTATCCATCAGGCCTGACATCGAAAACTCATTCCCGACAACAGAGAATGATGGCTTGGATGCCACACCGTAGCTTCCGGATATTGCAGAAGGTATCCATGCTGGTTTTATCGTTCTTGAGGCAATATTTTTCCTTACGTTTGAAAACATAAATCCTATCAATGCCTTTGCCCACCCCATACCTTTAAGTTCTCCACCCCATGCGCTCTGGTGCACGTTGTCCTGTACAACCGGGTCAAGTGATGTATTTCCAAGCAGGCTTGGAACTATAGCCCCCATGTCCTGGATGGGAAGCATGGCAACCTGCACGTTAAGCTCCGCCAGCTTGCGAAGCAACTGCAGGCGATAGGGTGCACCACGGTCCGCATTCGCAGTTCCCTGACCTGTTTGACCGTATGGGGCAGCCGCCGACTGGTTATAAAACATTGCAGGAATACCGATGATAGGGATCATGTTGTACGTTGTACATGTGTTTACCATGCTCACAATTGAGTTGATAAATTGCGATGCCGTAGCACCTCCCCCGATATCGTTAATTCCGACATCTATTAACGCATAATCGAATCCCCCAAGAGATTGGAAGTCAGTGCTGTTGAAAATCTGAGCTTGCTGGATAGATGTCTGCCCAGATATCGCCTGATTAAGAACAGATTTGAACTGTATACCGCCGACACCACTGGCTACTCGTATCATATGGTTAACCCATGAAAATGGGTTAACTTTATCTGCAGTTGAGTCGCCAACGGTTACTATTCGCAATGGTCGCATGCCATATGTGAAGTTGCTTTTCACCCTGGCTGGATAAGAGATGTATGCAGTATTGGTGTTGTTAGCAAATCCGGCTCCCCACCCTACTCGGATTATATTAGATGTGATCCCATCCATACGGGAGATTTCTACATGGTTACAGAGCAATGAGAATGACGTCGGTGAGTGGACTTTAATACCTATTTCAGCCACCCCCATATTATATGCGGGATTATCTGACAGAGGATTTGATATGCTTACTGATTGCACCGCAAACCCTTCAAGGAATACATATCGCGTAATCACCCCACCACCTATTGGCTGGCAATACATAATCCATCCATTCTCTGTCTGAATGTATGCTGAGGCACTTGCTGTTGCTCCAGGCATTGTGACCTGAGCGTGATACTCCCATCCAGGTCGAACAGAGAAATGGCCGACGATAAATTGGCCGCTTGGAATATTATTGAAAGACGCTATTTCTCCGTCTGCGCTTGCAGTTGCTGCAGACTGTGCGCCAGTAGATGGATTAACGGTATTGAACGCCATTTCAGTGGATGTGTTGCCACGCTCAAGAATGGGTGCTTCCCCATCTCCAGAGCTAAGCACATAGGGCTTACCAGATACAGCACCGTAGGGTGTTGGGCTTAGATGGTATGTGTAACCAAGCGTGGTAAGTTTTATTTTTAATTCTCGATTAACAACTAGCCCGGGCCCGATAAGTGGAGTGTTTGACCCAGTATGGGTCACGTCTACACCTGGATCTATGTCAAGATAATATTTAGACATGTCGGCAGAACCACCGGTGCCATTCATAAAATAACGCCCTGTTCCTCCTACTGTTTTAGGTAATCTAATTCGGCAACCGTTCGGAAAGTCGGAAATGATATTCAATAATGAGGACCAGCTATTGGTGCCAGAAGTTCCATTGTAATCATCTTTCCCTCCATATTGTTGGATAGATACCGTTTGCAGATTTATATCATGTTGGGTTATTAAGACTGAATTTGAAGTTGCTTGCTTTACCCCAACAAGAGCATCCCCCTCTCCAACATCACCACCTGCAAGTCGAGTTGTGAACTGGTCAGGGTCGTATTTAAGCACGTTAGGGTAGTAGAACTGCTGTGTCCCATAAGCATCATAGATAGCCATAGAATGGCCCTGCACAGTCACAAACTTCGCAATCTGACCATTATAGACTGGGTAGCCTCCAGCATTGATGATAAGCGGCTGAGTAACTGGGACGTGGCTTCCATCTTCGTTCTCAAGATAAACCTGAATTTGATTGGCTGGGTTAACTGGGTCGGTGTCAATATTACCGATGTAAATTCTACCATTCGCGTTTGCCTTAAATTGGCGAGCGATGGTAAAAAGTTGAGCTGGCTGGCTTACAACGACATTAGCAATGATGTCTGACATTTACTGTGCTCCGGGCGCAGCAAAGCCACACAAGCTAAAACTTGCGTAGCGTTGCATTAAGGTCGGTTATAATTGGTTTAAAGAATGGAGGATTTATGGACAGAGACTTATTAAACTTTGCGTTCTTGATGTTCGGACTTGTTGTTGGCAAGATTTTATTCACTTAAGGCTTCTGATTTAGCACCCTGAGAGAATGAGTTAACAACACGCTCAACATCAGATAGGGCTTTCTCAAATGCGGTAGAGCCTCGTGGAGTATTAGCCAGTCGAAGCATTGCATTACGTGCTGGCTCGCTCTCATACATCCTTGCAAGCAATCCATATCCTCCGCCAACCCCTAATAACGCCGGGTTAGTTACAGTTCCAATGCCCATAATGAAAGGGATCGCCTGCTGGCCGGTTGGTGTGGTCACCCCAGCCTGCCCTGCTCTCTTCGTTGACTCCAGGTAGTTCTTAAGTCCTTTCAGATAGGCAGCATCACGCCCCTTAAATGCAATTCCTGTCTGGTTAGACATCAGATTAACCTGTCGAAGGAACTGGTCAGGTGATCCACCTGATTTCTCCATTGCCTTGCCAATAATGCCATTACGCATCTGAGCTCTACCAATCTGACCGACAGAGTTATAAAGGTTCTGCACTTCTGATTTGTTCTTGCTGAAAAGCATGTTATTCACGACTTCCGGTGTTAAATCACCTTTCATCAGAACATTCTTCAAGCGTGTATTCTGGAGCTTGCTAGCCTCGTCAGCGTATACCGCATTAGCTTGCTTATAACGGCGCAGCGTGTCGTTTCCAAGGTTCTGTCCTATGGAGTTGTCTATATCTCCTGTCATAGCCTTGTAGACGCGCTGAACTGCTGCCTCTGCTGGGGGAGGCATCTGTGTCCTCTCTCCTCTAACATCCATTCTGAACTGCGTTCTTAGCCTGCTTAATTGTTCAAGATCTACGTTTCCTTTAGCTAATTCATTTCTGTAGGATTGAAGTTTACTAATTGTATCTGAGTCGGCGACCTCGCCTAATTTCTGCAGTTTTCCAATTTCGTCGTCTATTTGCTGTATGGCTCGCGTAGGCTGGAGGTTTACACCGGTCATTGCACTTTGTACCTGCTCAAGACGGTTTCCGGCTGCTTTACGAATTCCTGACGTCTTTGCCTTTAGGCTGCCAATTACGATGGATGGGTCGTACTCTCCAAATCGTGACGCAAACTCATCTACCAGTTGACTGCGAGCTTCCTGCTGGCCTGCACGCATTGAGCTAGTGCCTGCGAATGGAATATTCTCAGCTGTTGTTTGCGCCATGCGGCCGACGCGCGAATTAGGCTGCAGAACGTCAGTTGTATGCAGAGGGGCATCAGCAGAATTAGCGAATCGGATAGCCTGCTGCGCTTCTGGTGAGATTGCACCTTTAACACCACGATATGCAGCTCCAGCAACACGTCCAAGCTGATTAATAGCGCCACCCAATACAACACCAGTTCCGAGGTCGGTAGCTAGTGCTGATGGGTCATTCTGCTCACTATTCGCAGCCATAGAACCTACTGCGTTTTCTGCTAGTAAGCGGGATGCACCCTGCGCTAGACGACCGGCAATCGTCGGAGCTTGAGTGGCTACTCGTTCAGCACCTACCGGTGTGAGATATGGCAATGCTTCAGCAAAGATTTTACCTTCTGTAGTCTGTGGAGTTAGCGCCCCCTGCTGAAGCCCTAAATCCTGAGCCAAACCTTCAGTGGTTACTCGTGGCGCTGGCTGATATGTTCCATCACCTAATCCCAGCTTATTTCCCGCCCATGCACCTGCACTTACCACAGCGTCAGCCATTGATGCAGGGATGTTTGCCAGGTTAACGCCAGCCTGAAGTAAGCCTCTTCCTGTTTCTGCTGCTGCATTTCCAAGGTCAGACAGGAAGCCGCCTTGTTCTTGTGGCTGCGCTTGCTGCTGAGGTTGTTGTGCCTGCTGTGGCTCTGCTGATGGCACTGGATATGCAGCATAGAAAGCCTGTTTAGCCTGCTCTGCATTGCTGCCAGCCTGTGGAGCAACTACCTCATTAAAATATTGCTCCTGAGCTTGCGCCTTCTGCTCTGGTGCCAATGCCTGATACTGCGGAGAGGCAATAACGTCTTTCCATGCCTTAGCCATTAGTCACCCCATAGTGAAGAGAAGCCGGTGCTTTGCTGTGATTGCTGTGCTGGTTGAGATTGCTGAACAGGTTTCTGAGCAGGCGATTGCGCTGCTGGCTCTTGATAATCGAACTGCTTTTTAACACTGCCAAGCTTGCTTTCAAGCTGCGATCTAATTTTACCAATTGATGACCTGAAAGCTTCTTCGCTCATTTTCGGGCTCAATGCACCTACAGCATCAGATAACTTCTTACCCTCTGCATCTGATAAAGCCCCCATCCCCTTTAGGCTGGATACCATTGGCAGGAACGTCTGAGCCTTGAATGTATCAAGCCGCGCTTCGAAGTTGGCCGCATCAGAGCCGGGAATTGTCGGAAATGCAGAGCGAACACCAACAGCCTTCGATAGGCCTGGGCTTTTCTCAAGCTCACCAAGAGAATCCAGTGCGGTACTGAATGTATCAACCGCACCTTGGGCTGCAGCCTGACGGTCTGCTCGTGCTATATCGGCCTTTTGGCGCACATCAGCCTGCTTCTGTTTAAGATCTTCCAGTTTAATCTGGTTGGTTTCTCGTGCGATTTGACGATCGAGAACCTTATCCTGAAGCTCCGCCCGCTGAATCTCGCGAGACAATGCCGCGTTTTGTGCGCTAATGTTTTGACCTCGAATAGTAATATCCTGGCCTCTTGCCGTCAGAGCCTCTCCAGCTTGATTGCTGCGAATCTGCTCAGCAAGTTTGTCTCTGTCAATTGCGCGAACAGCTATCTTGTCCTGAGCATTAAAGTAATCAACGGGACCAAGCGCTGCCATTCCAAGGTGATCAACAAATTCACCGAACTGCTGCGGATTCTGTTGGTATGTCTGCGCTACGTCAGCAGGATTGAGTCCGACTCGCTGGAGCTCCGCCGCGTTATTCTGCAGCCATGTTCCCATTGCTTCAGGAGAAGTGGCAGCAAGGCGAGCTCCTGCAGCAAGATTACCAACCGCTTTCTGCTGGTCTTCATCGATGAATCCCATACCTTTGCGCACAGCATCAATCTGGTCTGGATACTGGGTGGCAAGTTGACGTAACGCATTGCGATCACCTGACGCATACGCATTAGCATATAACTGCTGAAACTCCTGCTGGCGCTGAGCCTGCTGATTCTTTTGATATACGTCAGCCAGTCCGCTCAATCCCTGCAGTGCCTGCAGACCGATGTTATTGGCACCTGAGCGCTCAAGGTCATTGTTCTGACGAATCAGGCTCAATGCCGTATTGGCATCACTCACTCCTGGTGCGTTGGAGTTAACACCACCAATACCAGCCAGTAATCCACCATTTGTTCCTTGCCATGTAGCCATGATTACCTCTTAGAATAGAGAGCCAAGCAGGCCTAATCCACCGCCAACTGCTGCGCCAATGCCTGTGCCAATTCCTGGGATAATGCTCCCAAGAGCAGCACCAGAGGCTGCACCACTCAATCCACCGCCAAGTGCAGACTGCAACCCTGATGGTCTATTTGCATTAGCTGCGGCTAGATTGGCCTGTTGCTGGTATAGTGAGCCCATGTTGTTAGCATAAGTCTGTCCTGCGTTAGCTTGTCCCTGTAATGCGCCAAGGCCAATGTTTGCTAGGTTTTGCGCATTCTGCATCTGACCAGAAAGCCAGTTTTGTCCTAAAGTTGGAGCGATAGCGGCCAATTGATTGCTTGTAGCAGTTGATCCAAGGCCGCCTGTTGCTTCTGCAGACTGTAATGTCTGATATCGAGCCTGGTCTGCAAGTCCTTTGTACTGCCCTGAATTGTAATAGCTGTTAAGTGCATCATTCTGACCCTGTAGTGTTGACAGTCCTTGCAATTGCTGGACATATTGCTGAGCTAGAGGGGTAAATGGCGCAAGGTTGTTCATGATGGTGTTCCACTGTTCACGCTGGAGCTCTGTTTGCTTATTCAGCGCCTTTGCCTGCGCGCCAGCCCCACCATCACCACCTTTCCCACCTTTCAGATATAGGCGATTCTCGAGGTGCTTACTCGATAATTGAAAAATGAGCATAATTTTACCTATTTTGAATGACGGGAAAGGAATTCCTGAATTTCTTCACGTGTTGCTGAGTAGAAAGTGACGTCATCGACGCCTTTGAAGTATTTGCGGATGGTTCCTACGCGTTTTAACCCGATTGAAGAGCAGTACATCTGACCATGACGGAATTTACGCGCGGCGTAGGACATCACACAGGCGAATCCGGTGTTTGCAAGCAAATATCGCCAGAACGCCATCGCAATATCGAAGCTGAATCCCCTTGCTTCTGGCAAATACATCGCGTGAGTGTCGAAGGTTAGCGGCTGCGTCTCGTGGTAATAGACGATGCCTCCGAACTCACCATGCACGTGGACTTCGAAGTATTTCGTGTCAGGCTTATAGTCGTAACCGTCACCGTTATTACTACCAGCGATGATTTCTGGATGATTTCCTACAGCCTCAACCAAATCGGCATCTCGCGTTGGCTTGAATGTAATCATCATTGCTCCGCGATAATTTTGATTGTCGTTGCTGTAAATGCACCGCCATTTGCCTGAATGGTGATAGTGCTGCCATTTGTTGCAAGGAATCCTCCCTTATCTACACTAAAGAATGTTGCAAGGAGAATGTTATCAGTAGCTGTTGCTGAGTTACGACTTGCTACTAGAGTATCAGGAACCGATCCGGAAAAAGTAAGCTGCATCGAACGGTTTGTGGTTCCTGCTGGGTAACTTCCAATCAGAGATAGTTTAAAATTCAGTGTCTTGTTCTCGTTGAATACAACCATCTTGTTCGATGTTGTATTAAAGAACGGCGAAAGCGTACCGGATGTCGGAGTAAGGGCCTTAAGCATCGTAACAAGATTTGTGGCTGTGGTAGGGATTACCTGCGATATTCCTGTATAAACAACCTCAGATTTCTTACGTGTGGTAGCATATTCCAGAGAAGCGATACGCGATTCGTGGTTTGCTAGTGTAATTTCGGCCGCATCAATACGTACTTCGTGGTCAGCAATAGTTAATTCAGCTGCTGAAATACGCTCCTCGTGATTTTCGAGTGTGATATCCTGCTCATCATTTTTAACCTGAGCATCGTAAGCACCTTGCCCTGCTTCATTTGCTTTGGCAGCAACACTGATGAAATCAACATTCTGAGACAGAATATATTGTTCATACGCTGGGCTATACCCAGTAGGTAGTGATTTTGCGCTTAAATTGGTTGCCCTAAGGGTTACTGGGTTTTTAAGGGACGGATCGGCCATCACTCAATCCTTATCTGTGCACCCGATAATGTGACAGGTGACTTAGTGATAATACGTAGTTTGAATCCAACACTTTTTCTAATGCGGCCTACGCGCTTCCAGATGACGCGCTTGTCGTAAACGAAAGGAGAGTTTTGTTCAATCATCTGCTCTCTTCCATAATTTATTCCGTCCGTTGTCACTGAAAGGAATAAACGATCTGCGTATTGTGCCACTCCTGTCGACGACTCTACCTCTAAATCAAATACCCTAGCATTATCAGCTTTGAAAAGCGGTGTGAATAACAGGTGTTCTTGATGGCTTTCGTACTGACTGGAAATGTTGAATTTAAGAGCCCCTTTCACTGATTCAAGTTTATCTCCGCAGGTGATCGCATTCCCTTCATACATAAAGTCAATAGCTCTGTACGCATCGTCATACAAGCCTGTTTTCAGGATGCACCATTGTGGGCCGCCCTGCGAAGCTGTACCGTCATATACCAACACATGGCGTGGCAAGTGAATCAACAGAAGTTCGTGAGAATCGAATCGCAGGGATTCCATAATTGATGCAGCCAGTTCATCAGCATCGTAGTCACGAAGAATTTTCTCTATACTTGCAGTTGCTATCGGAGTTGCGCGTCCAGAGTCTATGATATACACAGACGGCGCACCTGTGGCCGGATTGCTTACAATGGCATAAGCATCCATAAATACGCATTTGCAAAATGTTCCAGCGATACCTTTTGACACCATGTACGCCGGATTTGATACGTATATAGGCGCTCCAGAGTTACTTGCTCCAGTAAGTGAAAAATACTCTGTTGTTGTTGATCCGAAGCACACTACAAAGTCACGCCATGTGCCGATACCTATAATTCCGTCAGGTTGAGATTCAGCACGGTATTCTCCAGCATATCTGTCAGGGTGCGATTCATCTTCAAGGTCAGTAATAAACCAAGAATCAGAACCATCTTTCGACCATGCGTAACGACCACGTAATCTTGTTACATCGCGAGCTGAACCCAAATCATACTGTGCATATCCGCTGCTTACTGGCCAATTAAGAACGGTACTTGTCGTTCCATCATAGCGGTACTCAACTATATTGCCGTTAACGCAGACTGCTTGTGACGTTCTTCCATGTGCCATCGAAACCCTGGAAGAACCGGTAACATCTCCTACTACTAAATCACCCTTATATAGTTTTCCACCCATAACCCGATATACGACGTTTTGAGATGTGTTGTAATCGGCTCCGCGAGATGTGCCAGCAACGTCTGATACCTTGGTTATTCCCGGGAAAGATCTCATGTAACCGCTGGAATTAAGAACCTCTTTAGGAGTTGCCAGCATGTTCACCGGCAGGAAATCGACGTAATCGGCATTGGTGAAGTCTTTGCCGACCCCCTTCATTAACGGCAATTGCTGAATCGGCATTTACTCACCTATGGATTTGGAACATCACCGTCTATCGGTGGCAGATCGCCAGGGTAGTAGCGGTCAGATGTGAACACGTCATATTTGTTGCCCTGACCAACAGGGAAGTCACCACGACGGCGCATTGATGGAACGACAAGCGTGTCTGTCAGGAGTGCGTCATATGAGCGCTGAGCGTTTGTTTCTGTGCGCGGAGTTGGCTCCAGCCCGTAGTCTGTTATCATCCGCAAAATAAGCTGATAGCCAACAGCATGCTTGTATTTACGCGGCAGTCCGGAGTCGTCGTCAGGCAACGGCTCCTCACCATCCGCCGCGAAGATATATCCAATGTCACCAGGAACAATCATCCACTCGGACATCATATCTTCTAGGTCGTGAATGGCATCTTCTACAGATTGGGGCTCTACATCAGTTAGCGTCGCATTAGAAGCCAGGGCTGGCTTTCTCAATGCAAAGTTAACAATCTCACCCTTTGTTAGAGTCGTCGCCATTGTCTGCCGCCTTACGTCCGCGTTTGGTTGCTGGCTTCAGGTCATCGACTGATGCGACAAAGCCGAGCTTTTCGTAAATCGGGAAGTCTTTCTCTACGATAACGGCCTGAACATGACCCGCTTCGTTATCTGCGGTAAGGAATACGCTCATGCGATCCATATCGTCTCCTCAAAAAGAAAGGGGCCGAAGCCCCTTGTGATTACGGATTGCCGAAGAACTGTCCGCCCATGTGTGGGTTGAAGCACACGTAGGCAGGCAGCAAGTCGAAACGCATTTTCTGCACGTTAGCGTCACCGTCTGCGTATTTGTGTACGCGGATAGAGAAGCCTTCGTAGGTAGCCACTGCTGAGTCGATGCTGTTCAGTTTTGGCAGAGGGATGGTGCCGAGACCGCAGAAGAATTTGTTGTAGAACAGATTCGGCTTCATGGTCTGGCTTGCGGTACCAATCACGGTCACTGCATCACCTGCAGTTACAGCGCGGCTTACTGCGTTGTACTGTGGGTTGGTAGTGTCGTAAATCGGCACACCAGACAGCGTCACAGTAACCAGGCCGCCTGCAGTGGAGTTAGCATCAGCCAGAACTGTCGCGGTGAAGCTAATAGGCGTAGAGCCGTTATACAGAGCCTGCTTGCTCTGCTGCTGCAGCCAGTAGGTGTTGGTGAACTTAATCTGATCGCCAGCCTTCAGGAAGCCAGTGATAGATGCTGTTGCGCCAGCCAGGGTTACAGTGAACTGATAGGTATCTTTCACCGCGTTGTAGGTAACGGTAGGGGTAGAAGATACTGTCAGAGTACCGCCAAATGCGCCCTGAGTGCGAGATGCCAGGCCATTGGACATCAGAGCACGGATACCGCCAAAGTTAGAAGCAATCTGAGCCTGCTCCCATGCGGTGCGAACCAGTTGGTCAGAAGCATGCAGTCCGGACTGAGCATCCGCCAGACGCTGTGCAGACCATGGGTCCATTACCGCGTAGTTCTCACCTTCTTCCACGCCCAAATCCTTCAGGAAGGATGCTGTCTGAGCAACATCTGACCATTTGTTGATTGGGGTATTTGGGCTACCCAGTGACAGAGCGCCGTTGTTCATCATGAACTTGGCAAGCTCAGTCTCCAGGTCGGTGACGATGCGCTGACGCACAGGTGCCAGGATTTCATCCAACTGGTTAAGCTTGATAGCTTCTTCCAGTTGGCCGTATTCCACGGCGACGGTGATGTAGTTACCGACTTTGCCAGTGGCTTTACCGGAGATCAGGTTGTTCTTAGCCTGTCCTGAGATGTCACCTGTCGCAGTACGCAAAGACGCGAACTGGTGTGGGCGCTTGAAGCTTACGCTATCGCCGGTGCTGGAGTTGATTTCACCAGCCAGCAACTGGCGGTCGACGGTTTTAGCGAGTACCAGATCGGACATGAAGCCAGGCAGGAATTTTTTCAGAACGATTTGACTGACGTTACTGTTGAGATCGTTAGTAGCCATTTAGCAGTTTCCTTTATTCGATTTTTGCGCCGGGGCAGAGTTTGTTGAAGTCATCTTGTTTCGCATCAGCGCCGCCACCGCGAACTTCCGGCTCTGGTTTGATGGCTTTCTTAGGCTTCGGCGCAAGGCTTACTTGCTTGCTAATCTGGCCTAAGAGGAATGCTGCGCGAATTGGGTCTGTCTCAGCGGCTACACGCTGGCGTAGTTGTGGATTCTTACCGAGCGCATAGGCGATCAGCTCTGAACCCTCGTCTGCTGCATGAATCAGAATCTCCTGCTGAATAACTGGAAGCTCACGACGGACGATTTCCTCTGTCTCCCGATAGTCTTTAACCGGAAGCTTTGTGGCTCGTTCCTGATGCTTCTGAAGTCTCTGCTGGAACTTCTGAATGTTTTCCTGCTGCTGACGCTCCTGTTGCTGCTTATGCTGTTCGGCACGGCTCTTTTTCTCATGCCAGTCAGTCATTGCCTGTTCAAACGCTTCCTCGTCGTATTCGCACGACTCAAGAGTCGGCTTGGGCGGGATGACGTCTGTTTGCTGCTGTGGTAGCTGCTCCGATGGCCTGGATTGAACTTGCTCAAGCTGGCGGCGCAGTTCCCGTAACTCTTTATCTTTCTCGCGGTTGTTCTTGCGTAAATCTTTCACCCACTGAGGCGCAGGCTGACCATCAACATGATCGTCATCCTCTTCCGTCAGGGGGATTTCTTCATCACCGACGCGCAGGGAGTATTCTTCCGGCTGCTCTTCGGCCTGTTCACTCTCGGTCTCCGCTTTCACTTCAGATTCCTGGACTTTCTCCTCAGGTTTCGGCTGCTCAGCGGTTACTTCTTCGGCTGATTCCTGTTTTTCAGACAGGTCAATAACCTGACCGTCGATGATCAGTTCGCTTTCCATTGATTACTCCTGCTTAGCTCGGCATTGAGTCTGCCGGTGACTGTGGTGATGTAGGGATTTGTGATTGTTGCGATTGAAGGACTTCATTCAGGAGCTTGATAGCATCCATGACGCCCTGTTTGTTGATGTGTTCTGCCTGAGAAAGCTTGTAAACAACGTTAGCCTGGCTTTCCTGTGCATCCTGCTGCGCAGTAAACGCTTTGATGAGCGTGTTGCGCGTTTCGTTGTCTGCTTTCTTCTCTTCGGCTTGTGCTGCAACCAGATTAGCCTGTGCAATGAGCATTTCGGGGTTAGGCTGGTTGGCTGCTGCCTGCTGTGCCTGCATGACAATCTGCTGCTCTTTCTCGTTTCTCGGCTTAACAATGCCTGAGGTAAGCAACTGGTTGCGGTTGTACTCTTTGAAGTCATCCAGACCTTCACCATCGATGTTATCCAGGATGATTCCCTGAATAGCAGGACGCATAGGGTCGTTTGGTAGCATCGTGCTGAGGACATTCGTCAGAACGGATACGGTTGCATCACGTCTGGCTGTGTAGCTTGGACCAACATCAACAGTTACATCGTAACGACCTGTGGAAAGGTCATTCAGAGCAACTACTCGACCAGTCTGGCGATCAACTACCTGCGCATTCATTAAGGCGATGTCGTCAGTGCCGTCCTCGTTGACAACGCGAACCTCACGGTCTGAACCATAAACCTCGCGAGCCATCGACAGCCAGACTTCACCTGCACGCTTAAGGCTCTTAGCCATGTTGTCCAGGTAGATGAACGATGCCATGTCAGATCGGTTCATCAGGTTGTTAACTGTCTCCTGGGCAACGTTGCTAGGCATCTGCTGCATTGCCTGGCTGCCACCGGTTACTTCCTGAATGTCTGCGCTGGTCTGCTGGAGTAACGCGGCAAGAGCCTGGTTCATGACTGCTGGTTGCGTATATCCTGCTGGCGTTGCACCTGCGATAATGTTTCCGGCTTTATCCTTCACTTCACGTAATGGCAGGAACGCAGGACGTTTCTTATTGCGAGCCTCCCAGTGCTTCTCAAGGCCTCGTATCTGCTCCATGCCGACAATAGGAATCTGCCCAGGGTCTTGCGCAGCAGTGTCGGCCAACATAGAAACCTGAAGGTTGTAGAGCCGCTGCGGGTCCATCGCTTTTGCAATGTGACCCTCTACACGCTCTATGTCGTCAATGAACCAGCGCTTGCCATACACAGGGATGAGCGGGATATGCTCACCGGGAATGCGGCGAGGCTTCTCAAGGAAGTTCTGCCCATCAACCACTGAGACATAGACGCGGCGACGCTTAACAGAACGACGTGCAACCTCTTCGAAACCTGCAATGGCTAACTCATCCTGAATATCTTCAATCTGGTCGCTGTCGTAGGTAGCAATCTCTCCAGTTAGCGGCTGGCGATAGCTGATTACGTCTACCGACTCTTTGCGCACTTCGTAGTACTTGGCGATGTACACAACTTCAGGCTCGAACCAGTCATACTCCCAACTGGTCATCGTCGTTACATCAAGCGATGCGGGAGGAGTCTTGCCATATTCCGCTTCGTACTTCTCGGGAGAGAGCGAGTACATGCAAAACGCCCACATAGCGTCTGACTTGTCGTACTTCTTAGCGTCAGGATCAAACCAGACAGAGCGTGACGGGTCGTAGATGGGCTCAATAGCGATGCGTTGGCGCTCATCCATCGGGTCATACTCGTTGACCAGCATCGATGTTAAGCGGAAGCAGCCAAAGCCACCTGTCGCAGCATCATCAAACGCGTTATCGCAAGCCTCGCCACCGTCAGTCTCTTCGTAGTCTGCGCGGAACAGGCCGTTGAGCTTATTGGCTAACTCTTCGCTGGCCTCTTTGTCACCAGGGCGAAACTTAACGGTGATACGGTTGTTTCGGTATTCGGCGATGATGCGGTTAAGCTCGGTCGCTACCTTGTTAATCTCAAACTTTGGGTACTTCTCAAACTGATCATCAAGCTTGGTTCCCGCTGCCGTTGCTCCTTCCCATTGACCGCCAGGGACACGAGCGAATCGCGTAGCCTCAATGCACTTTTCGCGCACGTCTTGCTGCGGCGTATAGGCGCGGTCAAACCTGAGCATGACGCGCTCATGTTTTTTCTCTAATGTCTCTGCCATTTTTACCAACCGGAGGATGAGGGAACGTAGACATCCTCTTCAACTGGAGGATTCTTTATATCTGCAAAACGAATTGCATAGCGACGCATCATGTAGGCGTAACGGACGGCATCGAGAATGTCGTCGCGCACCTTCACAATCTTTCCTTTCTCGTCGCGGTGATAGAAGTTGTACTCTTCGAAGAAGTCACGCAGGCCAGAGAACACTCTGAACTTACCTCTTCGCATCAGGTCGTATATCTCGAACAATCCAGGCTCTACTGCTCTGCTGCCATCCTCCCACTGAGCATGCTCTGGAAGCATCTGGAATCCAGCTTCTTCGTAATATGACTTCTGCTGTAGTCCGGAGCCTTTCTCTGTCTGCAAGCCATCAGGAGGCCATGCAGTAGGAACATTGTCAGCCCATGCCTTAACGGCGCTGAATGCTTCTGCTGGAGATACCTGCCGCGCCTTGTAAGCGCGAGTGAGATAAAATGCTTCGTTCTCAATATCCCAGGCTAATTGCACATGTGCCTGCGGGTGATCCCAACCAAAGTCCATGCCATCAATAACAAGCCAGTGGTCAGGGATAGGAAACGGATCGCACTTAATGAAATCTTCGCCAAGGTCATAGATGCGACCATGTCCGAGCATTGGTATGCCCTTAGTTCGCATGTCCTTCTGGTGTGGAGGATAGGATTCAAGCAGGTCTTTCTTGACCTTCTCGCTCAGGTGCGGAGCATCATCCCAGCCAACGTTCATGCAATGCTGACCAGATGATGGGTTATCCATGAAGGCGATAACCAGGTCAGTTCGTCCGTTCTCTGGGGTAAACGTCAGGATGCCGCGACCACCATTTCCTTTGTCGCCGGTTGCGGTACGAGTAAGAACCTGCGGATAAATCGTCGCGTCCTTTGGCTCTTCATCGATATGGAACCAGTCGACGGCATCACCCATCAGGGCGTGTTGACCTTGCGAGTATGACCAGAACTGAATCTTTGCCAGCTGTCCTGACTTGTGCCTTATGTATGCTGAACGAACTGCATTAGGCGTGCCCTGCATTGGCTCAGTATCGACAATCAACTCTCCGGGGATTAATCCTCCTTCCCATCCATTGTCAGTACGCCGACCAAGAATAGGTGTCTGCAACAGGTCGCGGCATTTCTCACCAGAGTATCCAAGGCACCAGATGAGCGGTGCGTTGTCGAACTTATGGCCATCCCATCCTTCAGGGTAATCACCCATTGCATGTATAGCGTCGATGCCTGTGCCGGTATCGGTCTTGCCAGTACGGTTAGCTGCGATTAATGCAACCTGAGTGAATTGAGATGTTGCTGCGATGAATTTCTTTTGCCATGGATAGCGTGACTTGTAGAAGCGTTTATAACGGTATACGTTTTCACGCCGCTGCTTTTCTTCTAGAAGTTGAATTAGCTCAATCTTCTGCTCTCTGCTCAGATTGTGCCGAGGCGGAAGCTTGTCCATTTTCTAACTCCGTAAGTCTTCGATCAATTTCATCGTCACTTAGATTTTCGAAATGATGGGTATGAGCCACCTCTTGCTTATCTCGCCACTGGTCTTTCTGTCTGTTCTTGAGCCAGAAGATTGCGGCGGTTGTATCTGCTGGCGCATGACGTTCAACATCAACCACTTCAATTTCTTCTTCGTGCTGGTCAACCTTAAGTTTGAACGCCTGCTGCTCGACGTAGTTATATCCAGTTGCCTTTTGGTACAAGCTTCTTACTACTCGCTCATCGGCAATTTCCTTGGCGGCTTTTATGGAGTTGCAAAACTCTTCATGCTCAAGTTTCCAGCGATAGATAGTTGAGCGATGCACATCAAAGAAATCAGCAAGCTCATCATCTGTAGCGCCCAGCAAACAAAGCTTCTCTGCCTGCGCTGCATACTCAGGTTTGTACTGAGTAGGCTTGCCGCTGTTCCCTTCGGCATATTTGTTATCTTTGGGCGCTGCCATAAATCACCTTAAGCCTTAGTGAATGCTTGCGCGTACTCTACTGTGCGACCTGGACCCATCTGAATGACACACAGGTCACCGATAGGCAGGAAGCCTGCAGTAATCTTCGCGTTGCATTTAGTGGTGAAGTCAGCACGATCCCGGCTTGTCACGATATCGTAATCAGTAACCGCTGTGCCGCCTGTCGCTACCTGCTGGAAGTATTCAACCTTACTGGTAGTAGCGTGAACGCCTTTGATGCCGCCATTGGGATATTGAGACGCAGCGATGTGGCCTTTAACAACCGTAACGAGATTAGCGACTGAGCCTGCCGTTGCTGTCTGGATAGCAGTAATAGCCATTACTTAGCTCCTTTCTTGGGTTTCTTTTTGCCAGCCTTGTTCATGGCAATTGCGATAGCCTGGTCTTGCGGTTTCCCGGCTTTCATCTCGGTCGCGATGTTCTCGCTGATTACCTTCTTCGACTTACCTTTTTTAAGTGGCATGTCAGACTCCAGTATTGAAAAGTGCTAACGCTTCAGTGGCGATCTGAATGGCTTTATCAGTTCGTGCTACAACAGGCTCACTAGCAGCTAATGCATAACCATCGATGAACAGCTCGTGTTTGAGCTTGTCGCCACCAACGAATGCGATCGCCTTCTTCGCTGCAGCCGTATCGCGCTGAGTAAGTCGATACAAGCTCAGATTTAATTCATTCACATCTGTGATCGTGGTAATGTTTGCCATTTTTATTCCTGTTTCAGATATGGAAGGAAGTTACTAAACATACGTTCTAGCATGTAGCAGTACGTTTCGTTTGCCGCGCCTGTGTCCACGGTTACGCCATAGTCATTGCATATGAAAAATGTCGCATGCGCGCACTCGTGAACTAAAGTCGATTCCTTTCCATTGAACACGCCAAGCATGTATATATTTTCGTTTGTCGTTTCATTCTCAAAATGCCTGCACAAGCCATTCAGAGATTCTATTTTGTCAGATGACGCCCCAATGAAGTTCATTGCCTGCCTGAATTCATCTCTGCTCCTGCAAAGATAAATCCTTCCGCTATCAAATAGCGGAACGCAGTAACTAGGCAACTTAGGCCATTTGGCTTTTGCCATTGGTGGCTCCGTTGTTTTTTATCCCGTTGTGGGGATGAAAGATAGAATCAGGATGATTGATGAGGCTGCCAGTGTGATGACAGATGCGAATGCAAGCGCGTAGTGCACGAAGGTGACCAATCTGTCTTTGGCTGAGTGCTTTGGTAGAGGGTGGTTCAGAACGTCATCGCGTATAAGTGACATTCCGTAGAGCAGTGTTATTTCACGCTCTCGTTTTCGCATAGTGAATCCCACTTATCGTTGTGGGCGTTGATAGCCTTCACTGTCCTGGAATCCATCACGTCAGGATCTTTACCGTGTGTGATAATCGGCCCGAATGCAGTGCAGGCTGAATCAACGTTGATGTACTTAATCGTTGGAGTGGTACTTTGATCTGCGCATGCGGTCACGAGCAGCGTCATCAGAAAGAGACTGATTCGTTTGATCTGCATCTTTGGAAACCTTAATGATGGAGGCTTGCTTATCATTGGCTGCTTGAGATTGTTTCACGGCTTGGTTAGCAGATTCAACATCAGCCTTTGCTTTCGCTTCTGTTGTGCCTTTGCTTTTGCCAGTGAACCATGCGGCCAGCACAGCTACGATTATCCCGCCGATTCCTAAGATTAATTGCCAGCCTGACGATAGAAGTTCAGTCATTTGCCATCACCTTTATCATTTGGTGGCTTCTGAAGGGTAATTCTCGACAGAACACCAACAGCCATCAGGACAATTGCCCCTATGCGCATCCAGCTTGAGGGGAACTCTGCTTTCCATTCAGGGGGGAGCTCAAACCAGATAGTCGGAAGAGCACCAAGGGCCAGAATCACCTTTGTTGAATTCCATCTCCACCAGTGTCGCCAGTCATCAACGAGTCGAAGTTTCATAGCAGCCCCGCATATGCAGTCATTTCACCTGTGCGCATTACTTCTGCATGACGCTTAGCGCGATTAGGTGTTTGCTTAGCCCACAGGCTTGATAGCATTCCGTTTGCTGCGCCTGCATAGTTTCCTGCCGCTATCATTGCGAGCGTGTTCTTGAATCCTGCCAGACCGTTAACACCCATCTGGTAAGCCATGCTTATCAGGATGTCGAGGCGTGCCGGGTTACAGGATTTCATAGCAGCAACAATGGAAGGGTTGGCATTCATCTTGCCGATGGTGGTTTTGACGACTGACTCAAGCCATACATCACCAACATCTCGCGGAACGGTGAAGGTGTAATTGCTTAACGAAGCGCCCTTAGGGCCAATCTTGATACCGCAAGCCACTGTCGGATAGCCTTCGGTATCAATGTAAGGTTTTTCACGATAACCCTCTTCGTAGTTAAGCAGGGGGATTATTTGACTCATTGCGCCGGTCTCCGTACTGCATCCGTAGAGCGTTTTCTTCTCGGCGATCTCGTTTTCGTTGGTAATGGAGATTAATGGCGAACGTAAAGACTGCCAGAACGAAACCGCCGAGAGCCAGCCATTCATTTAATGACATACTCCCCGCCAGAAAGGTTGCCCCAGATGTGGTGTAAGCAGCGGCAGTGGTTACTTTGTCTGCCATATTTTTCATTCCAACCTCCAGAACATCAGGAGGATTTGTTCAAATTAGGATTAGGGATGATGGTGATCAGAACAAATCCAGGATACATTTTGCGGTAACGTGGTTTGTTCGTGACTAAAGGCATGAGCAAATCAGGCAAGAGGCTGTTCGAGCAGTCTCTTGCCACCCATTTTCACGAAGCCCGCCATTGAGCGGGTTTTCTTTTTTGCAAAGCGCACCGGCACCGTAGCCACAGCGGATAAGGTGAGGGTATTGTCTGTCTGGTATTTGGTGGGATGCGCTTTCAGAAAGGTCGTGCTTAAAACGCAAAAAGCCCCGAGCTATTAACTCAGGGCCTTGATGGTCACTCTCGCAACCAGTACTGCCTAGACACTTGCAGACCTCTCAGCCTGCGATGGTTGGAGTAGTCACGCAATCACGTGGTTTTACCAACTAGGCGGAATCGGTGGTGAGCCCCGCCTCTGTTATCTCACCGCCAACGAAGTCAGTTACCCATCGTTAGAATTCAGATTAAACAAATTTCGCCACTTTGTAAAGTGTCATTTCTACAGAAATCCGTTTCTGTAGAAAATATTTACTAGCGAGTGACTTTGCTCAACATCTGATTTGCGTATTCCTCCTGCTTAATACACTCACCAACCAGGCTTTCGAAGAAGTCCTTGTATGCCCTGCGCCATGTAGTTTCTGGCACATCAATCACCGTTGCGCAGATATATTGCCTGACCGCATCGGGCAGTAATCGAGCATAACCTCGCCCATTGCAGCGCTTGCATGTTTTATATGCAGGCACTCCGCCCTGTAGAATAGTTTTCTCTTTGTCTACTACCACACCTTTCCCGTTGCACTGGCATGCATTAGTCAAAACTCCCTTCCCTTTGCACTTATGACACAGCACCTTCACCGTTTCCTTGCGCTCAGTCAGATACGGCTGGCCGATGCTTTTCATCGTCATGACTTCAGCATCGACGAACTTCTTACCGGCGCAGCAATCACAAGTTCGCGTACTGGCAGCGCTGCGGGAATAGTCAGCAAACGCGAATGTTGCGAGCACTTGCATTACTTTTTGCTTAATATCATTTTCGAGCTTACGTAAGGCGGCAACCTTATCGCAATGCTCAAGTGCATATTGGGTCAGCAGTTCAATAGCTTTCTCACGGTCATTGCTGCTGATTTCCATCTTCCCTAAAAACGCAGAGAAGCCCAAAGGTGCTCTACTCTGAACCATTCCACCCGCTGCCATTACATCCGTACATGAAAGCGAATCAGATGCGGTTGCTCGTGGGGAATCGCTAATTTGAACGGTCTTGGCAGAATGGAATTTCACAAAGTTTTCCAGATTCATGCTTGAATCCCCTTTCCTCTTGCTAAATTCATCTTGTCCACACAGTCCTGAATAGACTTCTTTTGTTCAGGTGTCAGTTTTTGATAAGTCAGCATCTTTGAATCGGTTCGTTACCTGTTTCTGAATATGATTCATGGTCATTTGCAGGCAAAAAACCTTCATCCAGTGCGGAGAAAACCTGCTCAACCCAATGACTTTGATAATCCGCATTTTTAGGTTCATCGTGAAATTCTCCAGATTGTGTATGGCCAGGCGATGCCAGCGAAAAGCGATATCCATTTGAGATTGGTTTTATAGCCAAGCTCTTTCTGCCTGGTATGCGTGTATTCAGTGGTCATTCCGGCCATGAACGCATAGGCGATGAGAAGTAGAGTGATCATCTAGGCTGCCTCCGGGTCATGGTCTGGCTTATTCGTTCCGAGCCGGTTACGCACTTCCCGCAGCTGCTCCCGTACATACTCAAGACTTCGCTCAAGCTCCTGCTCTTTGCCAATCAGCACCTGCTCGTTATGCATGTCTCGCTGACGCTGCCATTTGACTTGCTGGATGTTAGTTACTGAGCACATACGGATTCTCCTACTAAGCTGTCTAACTGGCGACGCATCATCTTCAGCGCTCCATCAGGGAACGGTTGACGGGCTAAACCTGCGAAGATGGCGCGGATTTTCTTGTCGCGGATGCGCTTGAGTAACTCGTTTACTGTTGCGCGGATAGTTGCATTAATCTTGCGGTCTTCGAGCTGGGCGAATCGAACGGATAGCTCCACTGTGACCAAAGCGTCCAGATATTCCTCACAGACTTCTCTGCTTATGTCTGTCATGGCCTAACCTCTCATCAATCGTTTAAGCATTCTGTATTTTTCGGCGTATCGAATAGCTCGTATCTTTATTCCAAGCGCCCTTTTAAGCCGCTTATGCCTTACCGCCTCCATGATGAGGAAACAGAACACGGCAACGAGGTAGATTGTTAGGCACACTACGTTTGTCATGCTGCCTCACTTCTGCTGTCACGCAGGCATTTGAGCTTCTTCTGAAACTCCGTCTTAATCGCCTTGCACTCTTCGGTAGTCCAGCGATGGCGCTTATGGTCAGATTCGATTTCGTCTAAAGCCGCATGCCCGATGCGTTCGATGAGCATCACGCGATAAGGAACCAGGTTCCCGCTCTTGTGCTGATTGCACACAACGCATTGCTTATGGATATTGCGTTCATCAAATCGGAGTTGAGGTGCCGCAGCAGTTGTCCGGTAATGCCCGGCATCCCACTGAGCAGACGTGAACGTTCCGCACGAGATACATGGTAAGTCGCGGTCTCTTTCTCTGATGAAGGCGTTTACTGCTTGTTGGGCTTGTTTAATCCAGTAACTGCGGGGTTTTAAGGCGAGCTTTCGAATCTTTAACTTGTCTTTCTGCTGCTGATATTCTCGTCGTCGTTTCTTGTCTGCTGCTTTCTGTGCTTTTTCTCTCTCCTTGCTTCGTCGCTCTATTGCTAATTCAGTTCCGTGTTCCGGACTGCACCACCACTGATTTGAGAATGCAGGATGGAACCACTCATTGCAGACTTTGCATTTACGCCTCGGCGGCTTTGCCATTGTTGGCCTCCTTTGCACATAAAGCACAAATTCGCTCACGCTTCGGCCCCATAAAGTTATGGCCGCATTTTTGACATGGACCGTAGTACAGGCCTGTCGGATGGTCACGTTCAGAGCGCTCAAGCATCATCATCTTCCTCCGTCATAAATCCGTTAGGGTCGCGATACGCTATTGCCAGAGAGGCACATTCTTCACAGCAATGAACCTCGCCATCTGATAGCTCCTTCGTGCATCCAGCGCACAACGTTCGACGTATGCTCTGCTGCTCGTATGATTGGGCTTCTGATTGGCTAAGGGTGCACATAGCATTTACCTTCGCATTGATGGCAGGCTTTATGCTCAATACCGATGTTTTCCCCATGGTCAATTTGAATGAATCCATTGCCATCGCAGAAGGTGCATTTATTGGCCTTCATGAGGAACGCGATCATTGCCGTTTTTAGCGGCTCTTTCTCGCTGCCATAGTGAGACTCACCTGTTTTGGTGATTGCCTTACACCAGGCGTTTTGCGGAGGTTCGTTGCCGTCTTCATCGAAGATGATGCTGATTAAGTTGTCCTTGATGATAGGCCACGCGTCTGAAGCGTTATTGCAGTAATCCTTGTAGTCCGTGTAATCAAAATAATCGTTTCCCAATTCATTTTTGACGACATGCCAAATGTATGGGTGATCCGCTTCTGGCCAGTCCTTAACCTCTAATCCCAACGCTATCGCTACAAGTTTGTTAATTTCAAAATCTGATAACTGTGAATAGTCCATATCAATGCAACCTCGCTGCTGTGGTTTCTTCCGGTTCCTGTAACTGGATAATCATGTCGGCATCTTCGAACTGGTACATGTAGGCTTCCGCGCCATTAACCTCTATCCTTCCCTGAACATATCCGGCTACCCAGTTCATAATCATTCCGACAGAATCAACGCCGTCTCCTTCCATATCCTCAAGAAGGTCAGCGAGTCGGTCTGCGTAGTCATCGTCTAAGCTGCTCATAGCTAACTCCACATTCTGGATTGATACTGACTCCTACCCTTTGGCTCGCTGGCGTACTCTGGAAGCAAGGCAGAAACCACCCATAACCGAGGGTCTGCACTTAGCGTTCGTTGAGTTTTTACGTTGCGGGATTGGTAGGCGGTGATTAACTGAGTTGCTTCTTCGGTAGTAAGATTTAAGTGATGAAACCAGGTCATCCGCATGGCGTTATCCTGATAACTGGCTTTGCGAAACTCTGTCCGTTAAGCGTTTTTTCTTGCTCACGGAAGAGACCCATTTTTTTATCGACCCACGGATGCGCTATCACCCTGTAGAGATAGTGAAGCTCTTCGTGCTGACTAATCATGGTGAACTTATGCCCGTTGCGAACAAGGCAGAATTTCACCCCTGGCGGGATGTCTCTAACTCGTAGGCTCATAAATCCTCAAAAGAAGTTGTAGAGCTGATTCAGCACGTTCTGGTCTTTCGTCTTCCCAAACACATGCTTGATAGCTGCGTTAATCATGGCGCTGTAGCAACGCTCGAATTCATCTGCCTCCATGCTGCCGTATGACAGGCTTTTAGCCTCAGCCCTAACCTCTCCACGAATGTTCGTCACCATGTCGTAGAAGCCAGCCAGAATAGTCAGGTCTTTTCTGAACCGGTTGAACTGAGTGGTTTCGTCGGCATGTTCAAGGCCAGCCTTGTCAGCAGCCCAGTGCTGAAAGCAGAAGTTGAAGAACGCGAACATTTTTCGATGAAATGCTGGATTGCGGGTTAACTTGAATTCGGCAGTGTACATCTCGCCGTTTTGAAACTTGGTAAGGCGGGGGAGGTCATGCTCAAACGCCGGAGCGAATACTCCCCCTGCAGTCTTGATCATCTCGATTTGCATAAATTGGCCTCATACTCACTCCTTCACTTTGATTTCAGCTGCGACCGCTGCTTGCCACCCTCTCCATGCAAAGAACAAAGCATCCGCGCATGTTGATCCGTCGTAAATGTGGTCTCCGCCTATGTAGTAACCAGTCTTGTCATCGCCAATAAAGGTTGCCTTTTCCAATGTCTCTTCAAACCACTCATAGTCTGCACACATTGCGCTCTCGAAAGCCTTTCTTGATTCGTCCATATTCCTCTCCATCACAATTCATTCCCCATCACATGCGGAACCATCCCGCGACGTTCGAAGTACAGCCGAGCAAAGCCTTCCGCGACCTTTTCGTTTACCTCTATGCTTTCCCATTCAAGGATGTTAATCAGGCCTGAGCGCACGAATGGGAAGTTGTACCAGCGGACTCTTCGAAGGTGAGTTGCGTTGTACATCAGATTGTCACCAATAATGAATTTGTACCTCTTCATCACTCCTCTCCATCAATGAACCTGCTCGCCAATTGTCATCTTCACGCGCATGGTTCCGTCATCCCACTCGTGAAGCATCTCGGTTTTACCAACGCTATCCAGATAGCCGCGTACAAAGCTGAGGCAATAGTTAACGCGGTCTTCACCTGCTGCATGCACTGCCATCATTGCTTCATGAAATAACTTGTCTGCTTTCTTCTTGTTCATCATTCCTCTCCATCAGCGTGCTGGGGTGTTAGTTAAGTTGCGTAAATGTGTAATCGTCGTCATGTAGCACTTCGTCATGCACATAAACAAAGCCACCTTCTTCTGTCATGTAAACCACTCCAAATTCATCTCGCTCTGGCTCAATATGACGCTGGCAATATGGGCAATAATGCGCGTGTTCAGATGGCTCGCTCACTTCGCACCTCTCTCAATCTCTGGTTGATAAATGCAGTCAGTGGGTTAGCTGCGCCAAAGTTAAATACCGGCTTCTTGCTGTATACCCACGCGTTTTTATGGCACCAGTCACGATGGAGCTCGCCTTTTTCATGAAGGTGCTTGAGCATCTTCGTAACCAGACGCTTGTCGATTCCTGTTGCGGTTGATATCTCAACTGCCATTCCGGTTTCATGCTCGTCCAAATAGCGAAGGACGGCTTCTGTGCGCTCATGATGAAGTGACGCTAACCGGTAATACTTCACGCTCTTACTTATGCGCTCAATCTCAATCTGACCGTCTGCGATAAGGTCACGCAGTAGCAGGTTGATATGTGATTTCTGGCATCCTAGGAGTTTTGCGAATTGTGCTGCTGAGGTGGGAATGTTTGTTTCAAGGTGGTTGAGTATTTTGTCTCGTGTGTTCATACATCTGCTCCTGAATATCGCCGGCCTTTTTGTGGTGGCTGGCTTGCAGCTGTGCATTTCGCTCTGGCCTCAGTCTGGTCGCATCCAACAAAGTGTCCATTTCTGAATCCCTGATACACGGTACCCAGGGAGCCAAACCGGTTTTTCGTCACGATGATTTCTGCGTAAGGTGCGGCCGGGCTGTTTTCGTCATACACAGCCTCGCGATACAGCATGATGATTGAGTCAGCATCCTGCTCGATACTGCCTGAGTCGCGCAGGTCTGCGTTGGTTGGGCGTTTGTTCGGGCGTTTCTCAACTTCTCGTGAAAGCTGGCTGAGCGATACGACAGGGGTTTTAAGCTCCTTCGCCATAGCCTTCAGGCTTCCGGAGATGTGGGCAATAGCCAGGTCGTTTCGTTCTGCCTTTGGCTTCTGAATGAGGCCGAGGTAGTCAGCCATGATTAGCGACAGGTGTGGATTCTCCTGCTTCACGCGTTCTGCGATTGACCTGATTTCCTCAACAGTAAGGCGACACGCATCGACCACCCAAACATCTAGACCTGCAAGGCGCTTCATACCTTCCGCCACCCTTCCCCACGCTTCGTCGTTCATGCGCGTTGGGTTTCTCAGTGCGCTAACAGACATCATCCCTGCACCGGCAATGCTTCGCTCTGCAATCTGCAGTGCGCTCATCTCCATCGAGAAAATCAGCACTCCGCGTTTTTGCTCTGAGTTAGGCAATGTCCTGCTTGCCACGCTTTCTGCCAGCTTGAGAGAGAATTCCGTTTTGCCCATGCCAGGTCGCGCTGCAACGATGATCAGGTCTTCGGCGTTAATCCCACCAAGGATTGCGTCAAGCTCGTCGATACCTGTCTTGAGGTTGTCTGACTCTTCACCGTTACGCAGGCGCTTATCAAGCGTTTCAGTGTAGTCTGTGATGATATCGCCAAGGTGGACAGGTTTAATCTCGTCACGTGGCTTCCTGATGGCTGACAGGCGCTTCACAAGCTCATCCATAGCCTGTCCTGACGTATCGATGGTTCCGTTCTCGATAGGGTCACGCATCTCGCTAATAAGCTGCAGCACAAGGCGGCGATGATAATTATCAGCAACCATGCTGGCATAACCTTTCAGGTTTGCAGCGCTTGGGCATGAACGCGCAGTCATCATCACGTCGGTAGCGTGCTCATCACCGCATTCCTCAGCGACCATCAAAGCGTCAATCAGGTTTCGATTACGAGCTTGCTTGCAGATAACCTCAAAGGCTTTCCGATAGAGCGGGATGGAGAATGCTTCCGGCTCAAGCGTAGCCAGAACGTCTCCAGCTGCAGGCGTTAATCCACCCAGGAGAAGTCCGCCGATAACGCTGGCCTCGATATCCTGTCTCATAGTGTTCCCTCACGAATTTTTGTTAATACTTTAGGGCGAAGCAGATAATCAAAATCAGCGGACCAGCCGCGATCGTTATCGCCAAAGTGGAAAGGTCTTGCCATGCGCATAAACGCATTGACGTATGCCTTGAAGCCATCAAGGTTTTTTGTCGCCAGAGACCCGATAAGTGTTTTCAGCTTGCGCTTTCTCTCAGCGTTGGCTTCTACAGCGTGAGGAAGCCTGTCACCAACGATTTCGTTATAGGCATCTAGGTACTCTTCGTAGTTGATGCGAACAGTCTTTCGTCTTGCAGGTTTAACCGGCGAGCGGTCATCGCAAGATGACTGTGTGTTTTCTTTTCTTTCTGTCTTTTGAATATTGTCTTTTGTGTTTAGCTGAGTTGGCTTATACCCATTAGCTGACTTGGCTAATGTTTTATTAGCCGTCTTAGCTAATGTTAAGCTGTCTTGGCTAATCCACTCTGAGACCACCTTGTTAATGCCAATTCTCACGCCGTCTGCAATGAGAAACTTGCGCTCAATCAGTTGGCGTTTTGCTGCGCAGATATGCGTGTGGTGAATGCCGGTCATCGCTGCTATCTGCGTGTTTGTGAGCCTGTCCATTGGCTTATTGAAGCCGTATGTCTTGCGCATGATAGCGAGCATTACCTTCAACTGCCGGGCGGTTAAATCAGCCATCAGTAAGCTGTCTGTAAGCTCGTTAGCAACACGCATGAAACCATCTTCGGTATCTGCCACGCGATGCTCCACCGCCTCCAGATGAGGCCGTATAGGTGTGACTTTCTCATACGCCAGATTCATCTTTCTTCTCCTTTCCATCTCCTTTAATCATGATTTCGACGCAAAGAAGAATGCATTCATCGCATATAGAAACGCCAGGGCCAGCAATCATGTGCTTAACCTCGAGGTTCGTTTTATCGCAAAAAGAACACTTATGAGTTGGCGCGATTTTTTGAATGTTACTCATGACCTTTCTCCTTCTGCATCAGCTTCACTTTCTCCAACTCAGCCCGAAATCGACCAGGCTGCTTGAAGCTGGACAGGAAGCGATCACGTAGTATGTTTTTGTGCATTTTGTCCTGGTAAGGACTGAGTGTTTTTGCCATAATGATTCCTGTGGTTATTGACGTAACACAGTGTTCTTAGGCCTCGAATGAGTTACCGCTCATCGGGGCCTTTTCTTTTGTGAGATAACTAGCCAGCCGCTTTGTCAGCTCAGCCATTTCCTCGTCTTCGATTCCGTATTCAAGAACCGCCAGCATCATGCTCATGGTCTTGAAGAAGCTGTTCTTCTCCCTTCCCTTTGCCACCTTCATGCGGCAAATCTGCGCTTCGTCTATGCCGGTTAGCTTTGAAAGCTTCGACTGACCAAACGCGGCGATCTTGTTAAGCAATGTTGATTCGATTTGCATTGCTTTCTTGCGATACATTGATTCTTCCATTTGTAATACTTCCTTTAGTTAATAAGTGTTTACGCATCTGTTGATGCGTTGGTTTATCCCCGCATTTCGGCGGGAATGAGGCCAGAGCTGTTAAAGAGCGGTACTGCTTAAGCTGCTTTCAGTTCAGGTGGAAACACATCATCTAACTGAACCTTTGCGCCAAAACTGTTGAGGGCATCAACGAGCTGGCGGCACATTTTCAAATCTGGATGTCGTCGACCCGATTCGTAGTGCCCAATTGCTCCCTGTGTGCACCCAACCTTTTCAGCCAGAATGGCTTGAGAAACCTTCATGGTTTCCCGGATTTTCCGAAGATTACTCATCGGTTCATCTCCTCAGGATGGTACGTAATACAATAATACAAACCGTACTGAAGGATTGCAAGGAGATTAATACATTTTGTGCGTTGTGACTGTTAATACAACCCGTAATAATCGTGGTATGAAAACACCGTGGAACGAACTGGCTAAAGCCAGGATGAAGCAGATTGGGATCACCCAGGATAAGCTTGCCGAAGCTCTTGGAAAAACTCAGGGAGCGATAGGGCATTGGCTAAACGGCCGCCGCGAGCCTAGCATTGATGACATTGCATCAATCATGAAGCAGCTCGGCCTTAAGGAGTTGGTGCTAAGCTCTGATGGGATGGTTGACTATCCAGATTCTGATTTTGGTAATGTCACGAATCCACGCCCTAACACTGAGGTAAGGAGATTCCCTCTGATTAGCTGGGTTAGCGCTGGAAACTGGTGCGAGGCGGTTGAGCCTTATCAGCTTCAAGAGATTGAGGTATGGCCTGAAACAACCGCACATGCAAGCGAGAGATCCTTCTGGCTAACGGTTAGGGGTGATTCCATGACATCGCCTACCGGCCTGAGCATACCTGAGGGAATGCAGATACTTGTTGATCCAGCAATTGAGGCAACGAATGGTCGGCTTGTAGTTGCAAAGCTGGATTCTGAGAACGAGGCTACATTCAAGAAATACGTAGTAGATGCTGGGCAGAAATACCTAAAACCCCTCAACCCCAGCTACCATATGTTCCCTATTGATGGGAACTGCCGAATCATTGGCGTAGTTATAGAAGCCAAATGGCAAGGCCTGTAATTTAAAACTTTCCCCACAAACCCGCTTCGGCGGGTTTTTTAATACCCAAAATTTATTTTCCCTTTCCATTCATACACTTCGTACATTCTCGCAAATTTTAAGTACATATTGTATTGACGATGTTCAGTACATTTTGTATTGTTAACCCATCAGCAGGACGCGCTACTCACCAGGACGGTGAATCGCTCTTTAACATTGATGGGATTGTCCCGCCGAAATGCGGGAACCAAAGAATAGTTGGCTTTGGGGAAGAGAGAGATGGAGCTAAGGGTGCTGCGCATCTGACCTATGAAGTCTCTTAAATTCGTGGATGTCACAGGCTGCGACTCTTCCACCAAAGCCAATCATCGGAGGTCAACATGATAATCGTTACTTACCTGGCTGATGATAACGCCAGAAATCGCCGCAGAGCACGCAGACAAGCTCAACGTGAACAGGCAATGCAGGACGCTTCTCTTGCTCGCCGGGTAGCAAATAGCACATGCAGTACACGCGTAACCAACGCCATTTCGCTTGCCGGAACGCGTCAGAAGGAAGTTGAAGTAATAGCGGTTAAGCAGAATCGCACCTACTACCGGGATGCTAACCCGCTCGGTAACAAAATCCACGCCGTTCAGCGCATGAAGCTGAGCAGTAAGCCACTTATTTGAGGTGCACTATGAAGTACAAAGTTGGCGGAGTTTATAAGTACGCGCTGTGTGAAAAAAGGTTTGTAGTGTTTAGCGTTAATGAAACAGCGGCTGGAACATCCGTTTGGTTGCGTCAATTAGATCAAAAAATACCCGATGATTTTGTTGGAACATGGAATTTAACGGCAGATGAATGCGAAAGTGTCATTGATGTTTCGATGGGGATTTCTTCATTACTTTCTACCGGCCATATGCGTATATCTGACGCTAAAGAAATAATGACGAAGAGATTTGGTTTGAGAATTAAAGGTAGGTCTTTAGTCGACGTAATAAAATCTCTTACAGAAATATCTCACGCACAGGCCGCATAGTCGGCCTTCTTTTGGCAGCAAGCCACAGAGGTGAATATGAAAAGATTTGAGGGAAGTCCAGCGCCTTGGAGAATTAACGGCGTTGATTATCACGATTACGGATTAATCGATGCTGAAGGCGGTGAAATTATGCTTCTCAAGGCTGAGTGTGAACAGGATGACCATAATGCCGCGTTGATAGCAGCAGCTCCTGATTTGCTCGAAGCTCTGCAATCAATCATTGAGCTGCAGACTCGCGGATATGTTGTTCTTGGTGACAAATATACAGGCATGGCTCGCGCAGCCATCAGCAAGGCTCTGGGGGAGGAGTGATATGAACAAGCCAATTCAACCAACAGAAGAGATGATTCAGGCCGGTATTGAGCAGCTTCTTACAGAATTACCTGGCCTTGAGGATGATGTTGATGAGGAGCAATTAAGCGATGTTGTTTGCTTTGTTTGGCAAGCAATGTGGGAGGCTGGTTAAGGCCAGTAGCAGCTGATAGCTAATTCTCTGAGTTAGCTATTGGGTGTAATACCGCACCACATCATCTAAAGGAGACGATAGGTGATGTTCTGATTGATACCCCCTTGTTGTCATCTTAGCCCGGCTTATGTCGGGCATTTTTTTAACCGCATACCCATAGCACTTCATTCGAGGTGTTTTCGCTATGCCAATCAATTTAAAAGGAGCACACCATGCAACAGTTCGCTATTGCAGGGGCGGCATCGGTTCGCCCTTTCGACCCTATCTTATCTGTCCAGCATTCACGCCAGAACATCATCACCGGCGCAGACTTCAAGCAGCCTCGCGTTAAGAGCTTGCTGGAGCGTCTTGTTGAGTTCCTGAATCAAAAGGTGCAGCCGTGACTGGTGCTGAGCAGAGATGGAGTGACGAGGAGTTATATCAACTCCTTAAAGACGTATTTCCGGTTCCGCGTGAGGAGAATAACCATGCGCCTGACGATGACAGACAAAACAGAGATTAAGCAAATCATCGCGAGCTTTAACGACGATGACAATGCAGCGATTGATAAGCAGGTTGAGATGCTGTGCGCGAACATGCGGCCGGTGCTCAACATGCTGGAAGCACATAAACCTGACGACCACACGAAAGCGGCTGTTGAGTGGCTTGGCGAAGACGACTGCAGCTATCAGGAATTCGCTGGCGAGGTTATGTGGGACATATTCAGACCGCGCGTAGAAGTTGAGTATGCGATCGGCATTTTCCTGCGTAGGCACACATTTGGGGAAGCAGCATGAGCAATATCGTTGAGTTCGTTAAGCAGCAGGAGCCGCTATTCTGCGGCGCACTGACAGAACAGACAGTAACATGGGCAAAGGAAAGCCAGTTTGCAATTCAGTACTTCCAGAAGAATGACTTCCTCGCCAAAACCGCCCTATCCAACCCTACCAGCGCACAGAACGCGATCATCAACGTTGCAGCCATTGGTATCACGCTGAATCCGGCGAGCAAGCTAGCGTATCTGGTGCCGCGCGACGGCATGGTGTGTCTCGATATCAGTTACATGGGATTGCTGCATCTGGCGCAGTCTACAGGCTCCATCAAGTGGGGTCAGTGCAAACTGGTGTACTCAGCCGACACCTATGAGTCAAACGGCCTTGATAGCGCTCCTACGCACAAATACAACGCATTTGGTGAGCGTGGCGAAGTTGTCGGCGGTTACTGCACAGTTAAGACTGCTGACGGTGACTACCTGACGGAAGAAATGAGCCTGGCAGAAATTAAGGCAGTGGAAGCTACCAGCAAGGCGAAGAACGGCCCATGGAGAACATTCTGGGAAGAAATGGCGCGTAAGACCATTGTCAAGCGTGCCAGCAAATATTGGCCTAAGGCTCAGCGCCTGGATAACGCGATTCACCTGCTCAATGAGGATGAAGGCATGCATCAGGAGCCTGTTATGCCGCATAAGTCAGAGGAAGATATCCGTGAGGATGAGCGCAAACGCCAGCAGGAAATCATCGAGCACGTACAGGTGCTTTGCGATGAGATGGCACTGGCTGAAACCATGGATGACCTTAAGCGCATCTTCGCTGATGCTTACAGGCGCACTGCCGGCATGAAGCTACAGCAAAATGTCCAGGCGATTTACTCAGAGTGCAAGTCAAAACTGGAGGCCGCCAGTGAGCAAACTGTATGAGATTGCCAACGATTACGCGAGGCTGATGGATGCCGACTTTGAAGCCGACGAGATAGCCGACACACTGGAAGGTATGGAAGGCGAGCTTACAGATAAGGTTGAGCAGTTGCTTGCTATCTGTAAGAACGAAACCGGATATGCAGAGCGCCTCAAGGAAGAGGCTAAGGCACTCAATGAGCGTGCGGCAGTAATCAACAACAAGGTCGATAGCATCATGACCTACATAGCTAATTCGCTTGAGATGATTGGCAAGAAAAAGATTCGCGCTGGCATCCATCAGGTAACCGTTCGCTCTCCTGTGGAGTCGGTAGAAATCACAGATGAAGGCTCCCTGCCACCTGAGTACGTTGAATATGTCACTACGGTCAAAGCCGACAAGTTAGCTATCAAGCATCAACTCAAGGCCGGTAACGCTATTCCTGGCGCATCACTCAAGCTCGGTAAGCCAACTCTTCTCATCAAATAACCAATGCGAAAACTAAACGTCACTCCTGAAGAAATGAAGGCGGTGTGCGGCCGTATGGTCGCGCCCCGCGCAGCTGACCAGCTCGGCCTTACGTTAGCCCAATTCTATTACCTCGCTCAGAAGTATTCGTTATCTACAGCCTGCACACAGAGCCCATGGAGTACTCAAGACGAAGAGACGCTAGCCGCTCTTTATCGCCAGGGATACCTGCAAAAGGACATCGCCGAAATGATGGGCAGAGGTTACACGGCTGTCAGGTCAAGAGTTACAAGGCTTCGCAAGCGAGACATGAACATGAGGAAAGCAGCATGATCGGAAATTACTACGACCCGTTTATCACTCCCAATGAGTTAATCGCCGGACACCGCTTCAAACCCATCAACGATATCCCACGCGAAGAAATGCTGAAGCGTCAATCATTCCCAAGCGTGAACGAGAACAAATTCCTGACAGCGTGGTTAAACCAGAGGGCGAAGAAATGAAATCATTTGAAATGGAAGGCTTTCTGCGTGGCAAGTGCTTACCGGGCGACATGAAAGTCAACGAAACGAACACCGAGTACCTGGTGCGTAAGTTCACAGAGCTAGAGCAGAAGCTTGCAGAGTCTCAGCGCGAGTTCCGTGCTGCTGATGCGACTATCGAGAATCTGCAGATGCAGCTTGAGAAGCTGGCTGCGGAGAATGCCTGCCTGAAACAGAGCATCGAAGAGGTGGCAGAGGCATTTGAAACCGGTACTGATGCCGCTCTTGCTGCTGCTGTTGACGAGTCTTTAAACCTGCTCACTCCGGAAACTGATGCGGTACTGAAAAGGATTCAGGCGCAGGGTGTGGAAATGTTTGCCGCACATAAGCGAGAGCGACAGCAGGCTCTGCGCAGCCGAAGCATGAGGATGTCTGAAGAGGCTGCTGGCATGGCCGCAGATGCTGAGAACTTCGCCGACGAGCTTCGCAAAGGAGTGCAGTCATGAGCGATAGATTTTACATGCTTTGTACTCGCGAAACGGTTGGCAGTAACGCGTCATTCCACTGCCACAACGGCAACGGATATAGCTCCAATATCGACCGCGCCCACGTGTACACCCGTGAAGAAGCTCAAAGAAGCTGGGAATTGGGTAGAGAGATTGATCAGCCGGTTTGCGCTGACAGTGTTGATTCCATGGCTGTCTGGCATGTCGATTGTCAGTACATACCTACCGAAAGCGTTATTGAGCCTGGATGTGAGTCCTATGTTGCATACAAAAAAGGCAGTTGGAACGGTAACGATGTGTACTGGTTGCAACATGGAGGCCTTCCAACTGACGACTTCAGTAAGGCATTCGTTTTTGTTTCCGCCAACACGGCAGAGCCAGGCATTGTCTGGATTCCTTTCGCTTTGGCCGATAACGCTAAGCGCCGCACGTTCAGTATAAATGAGTTTAACCGGCGCACCATGGTTCAGGCGGCAGGGTTGGTCATGCCTGATTGGTTGAAGAAGCACAATCGAAAGAAAAAATCTCGTAGTGGAAAAGTTCGTTGGAATTGCCCTTGCTGCGGAAAGATTAGCTGGCAGTTCAACCCATACGATTTTGACGGTTGTCGTGACATTGAATGTGAAGGATGGAGGGCCGCCCAATGAGCAACATCGACAAACAATGGCTGCAGCAGAAAATTGCCGACATGGAAGCTGCCCGCGATGAAATCCCGTTCGGCCTGGACGAAGACGACAGCAACACCCTGGCGGCGCTGCGTATCGCGCTGGCATCGCTCGAAGCGGAGGCTGTGGCGTGGAGACATTTTCAGGAAACTCCAACTGATGGCGGTTACTGGGTTTTAAATGATTACAAGCCCAACTGCTCAGGCGTTGAGCCGCTTTACACCGCCCCTACAGCGCCGCAAAAAACAAAGGAGTAGCAAATGTCTGATGTTGTCTCTCTTGAGGAACTTAAGCGTCTTTTCTTTTATGACCCTGAAACTGGAAATTTTTATCGACTAAAAAGCATTCGGAATCTAAGGAAGGGAGATATCGCAGGGAGCCTAAACAAGTCGGGATACATCGAAATTTATATTAACAGTAAGAGATATAGGGCTCACAGACTGGCTATTTTCTATATGACTGGTAGGTGGCCTAAAGCGGTTGATCATAAAAACAGAATAAGGAATGACAATCGCTGGTGCAACATTCGCCCATGCACACTTGCTGAAAACAATCAGAATCCTGGAATCAGCAAAAGGAATAAGTCCGGCGCGATAGGCGTTCATTGGCATGGCCGGCAAAGGAAATGGATAGCGGCAATACAAATTGATGGCAAGAAGCTGCACCTTGGAAGCTTCTCAACGAGAGAGGAAGCAATGCTGATTGCCAATACCGCCAGTAGAGTAAGGGATGCTTTGCTAGATAGTGTCCTTTACAGGAAATACGCAGCATAACAAACCCGCACATCGCGGGTTTTTCTTTATCCGGAGTCACCATGCAATACAACCTTATCCTGGCTGCCATCGCGGGTCTTATTGCATGGGCGGCTATCTCTTCACTCATTCACATGTCAGAGGGCTTGTTATGGCTAAATTTGCTGTGGGCGCGTTAGTGCAGCTTAAGTCTGGAGGCATCAGAGGGATGGTTGAGAGCCAGATTGAGCCGGATAGCGACCATCCGAAATACTGGTGCAAATGGGATGACGGTAACTTCGATATTCGCCACGAACACGAACTTCGCGCGGCTACTGTTGATGAGCCTCGCGTGTATAAGAAATTAGCGTAGAATGGATGCATAAGGGCTCAATCATGCGAGGTATTTATGGATTTATCTAGGTTTATTGCGCCAGTAAAAACTGATGAGGTTGAGTATGTGATCATTGGCGGAAGGCGTGATGGTGAGAGAGGAATTATGGATAAAAAGGTCCACACCATCAACGGAGACGGTATCTACCATAAGAAGCAAATAACCTGCGGTGGGTATACTGCAACCTTCTTTGTTTCATCCGATATGGGTGACGCAACACCTGGTGAAGTAATGTCTGTGCTGTGCCACGGATACCGAAAGCCAAAATGAGTTAACAAGAGGTCGCTAAGGCGGCCTTTTTTACGCATCGACTAGACCGCCGCAATGGCGGTTTTTTATTGGAGATAGATAATGATTCCTTTTGTATCAGACTTCGTCGCCCACTTTAATAATGCCCGAGCCTGTGTAAAACAAATCAGAAATGGTGAGTGGGTGCCGGAATATAACTCCATAAGCAGAACGCACCACACCGCCAGCAGGAATGGCTATCGCCTTTGGTTATCTAACGGACCATTTTTCTGTGAAGTTGATGAATTCGAGGGGGAAAGATGCGCTTACGCATTCGGGTGGCTTTTCAGGCACTACGTATGGTTTGCTGCTGCTAGAAGCTTAAAGATTAAAGCTGATTCAAGCAGTAAAGGCGCAAAACATCATCCACTTCTTTAATTGCGCAGTAACCATGGAATCACACAGCCTCACACTCGATGAGGCCTGTGCATATCACATAAGACCGCCACAAGGCGGTTTCTTTTTGTCTGGAGTACATGATGGTTGAAGCCAAAACGCTGACCGCCAGACAGGCGGCAGAGCTCCTTATAACCTCGCCGCGTACCGTCTATCGGCTCATCGACTCAGGCCAGCTTGCCGGCAAGAAGGTCGGTAACAAATACCGCACAACCGATGTCGCCTGTATTGCGTATTTACATGACCCGCGCGATCCTGTTGCCGCGAGCGCGGGTGAACATAAAGGAGAGTATTTATGTCAATCACCCTCAGAGGCGGAGTGTGGCACTGTCATTTCGTTACACCGTCAGGGAAAAGAATTAGACAATCTCTTGGTACGGGGGACAAGAAACAAGCTCAGGAGTTGCACGACAGGCTGAAGGCAGAAGCGTGGCGTGTGGATAAAATCGGGGAGTTGCCAACAAGGACGTTTGAGGAGTGTTGCATCAGGTGGATTCGCGAGAAAGAGCACAAGCGGTCTCTCGATGATGACAAGACCAAAATCGAATACTTCCTGCGGCATTTCTCAGGCAGGGATGTTTCGACCATCACGGCGGAACAAGTCTATGACGCCGTATCAAAGATGGTAAACCGCAAGCATATTCAGGTGTGGGAGTCGCGCAGGGACGCAGCCATACGCAGGGGAAAGGAGCCACCTCCGTATGTTGAAAAGCCAGTGAGTCAGGCGACTAAAAGCCAGCACCTGTCTTTTATGCGGTCACTGCTGAAAACTGCAGCCAATGACTGGGGATGGATAAAGGCGGCCCCCGTCATTAAGACCAAAAAGCCTATCAGCAAACGTATCCGCTGGCTAACCAGGGATGAGGCTGAACGGCTTATCGCGTGCATGCCGGAGTCGATAAAGCCAGTGGTGATATTTGCGCTGGCAACCGGCCTGCGCCGCTCCAACATCATTGATCTGGAGTGGCAGCAGGTCGATATGCAGAGAAAGGTTGCATGGGTAAATCCGGAGAACGCGAAGGCGGGCAAAGCTATCGGCGTAGCTCTGAATGATACCGCATGCAGAGTGTTAAGGGATCAGATCGGGAAAAGTTCCAGGTGGGTATTCGTTCACACGAAGCCATCAACGCGCCCGGATAAAACTGTCACTCCGGCGGTAAGGAAGATGCGCGTGGATGATAACAGCGCCTGGCGCATTGGCCTGGCAAAAGCGGGTATAGAGGACTTCCGTTTTCACGACCTCCGGCATACCTGGGCGAGCTGGTTAATTCAGTCAGGTGTACCGCTTTCCGTGTTGCAGGAAATGGGAGGCTGGGAGTCGATCGAAATGGTCCGTCGTTATGCTCACATGGCACCGAACCATTTAAGCGAACACGCACGGAAAATAGATGCCATTTTTGGCAACCATGACACAAATACGACACAAGGAGAAAATCAGGCTGGTTTGAAACTGGCGTAA